CAACTCAAACTTCTAGCGAAGGAGAAGCATAATGCTTAATTTTAATAATGTACCAGCAGACACAAACCCACAGAACCAAGAGTTCTCACTGATTCCAAACGGCTCAGTGGTTCGCGCAGTAGTTCTTGTGCAGCAAGGTGACACGGAGTTGCCAGAGTTCGGACAGGGCTCATGGTTTAAAAAGTCACAAAGCACATCGGCTAAGTGGATGAACCTTGAGTTCACAATCATCGGTGGTGAGTTTGATCGCCGTAAGTTTTGGCACAGCGTTTTCGTCGATGGCGATAAGCTAGGCCCAAGCGGTATGCCTTTGGCAAAAGAGATTGGTCTTCGCACCTTGAAGTCAATTGTTGAAAGCGGACGCAATATTGATCCCGCAGACATGAGCCCTCAAGCGCAGCAAAACCGTAATATCAGTAATATGATGGACTTGAGCGGCATGGAAATCTGTGCAAAAGTTGGCATTAAGAAAGGCACGAACGGCTATAAGGACAGTAATCAACTGACTGCCGCTCTCACGCCTAACAATAGCGAGTTTCTGCCTCAAGGCGGCGTTCCAATGCAACAAACTACGCTTGCACCAAATGCTGCGCCACAAGCCCCAACTCCTCCGCAAAACAACGGAGCAGTTCCTTCTTGGGCTCAAAAGTAAAGCTAGCGGCAGGGCCATTCCGCGCCTGCTAGAACACGGATAGGGGGGCCGTGGCCGCTAATCCCCCCAACTTACTAATCTAGCAAATAGGTATTATTATGTTACTCAGACCCTACCAAGAGGTAGCCGTGTCTGACGCATGTAAAGCGTTAGACAAGCACAAAAACACACTGGTTGTTGCTCCTACAGGGGCTGGGAAAACAATCATGTTGTCCGCTCTTGTTGGCAAGCGCCACAATGAAGGCAAGCGCATTCTGGTTGTTCAACATAGAGACGAATTGGTCTCCCAGAATAAAGATAAGTTCGAGCGCGTAAATCCATACATCACCACAAGCATTGTAAACGGAACAGTTAAGCACTGGGATGGTGACGCAGTATTCTCAATGGTGCAAACTATGTCGCGTGATCGCAATCTGCGTGATCGCCCAAAGTTCGACATGGTTGTTATTGATGAGGGCCACCACGCGGCGGCTCCAACATATCGCAAGGTGATCGACGCAGTTCTTCAAGACAACGAAGACGCAGAGATTGTGGGCTTTACAGCCACTCCAAACCGAGGTGACGGCAAGGGATTACGAGACGTTTTTAACAACTGCGCACACCAGATTGAAATGGCGACTTTAATCCGAGAGGGCTTTCTAGTTCGCCCCAAGTCATATGTCATTGACCTTGGAGTAAACGATCAGCTTGAAAACGTAACGCGCCGCGGCAAAGAATATGACATGGAGGAAGTCGCCGCGATTATGGATCGCAGTGTGATTAACGAACGCATTGTGGACGAATGGAAAGAAAAGGCAGGGGGTCGCAAGACTGTTGTGTTTTGCTCAACCGTCCTACATGCCGAACACGTTTGCGAAGCATTCTTGCGTGCTGGCGTCAAAGCCGATTTTGTAATTGGAGAAACCCCCAAAGACGAGCGCGCTGAAATGCTGCATGATCTTGAGTTCGGTGATTTGCAAGTTCTAGTCAATGTCATGGTGCTCACAGAGGGGTTCGACGCTCCCCCTGTGTCATGTGTTATTCTCACGCGCCCATGCTCTCAGAAGGGAACAATGGTTCAGATGATTGGGCGCGGTCTGCGCATCCTTGATCCCGAGCTTTATCCAGACACGATCAAAACCGATTGCATTGTTATGGATTTTGGAACGTCAATTATCACGCATGGCGCATTGGACGAAACGACAAATCTTGATGGCGCAGAGAAAGGCGTAGGTGGAGAATCGCCCACAAAAGAATGCCCAGAGTGTAACAGCGAGGTTTCTGCAAATACGCGCGTTTGTCCAATCTGCGAATATGAGTTCCCGAGAAAAGAGAAAGATGTTCTGGATGGCTTTGTAATGACCGAATACGATCTTATGCAGCTATCCCCATTTATGTGGATTGATCCATATGGTCTCGGCACTGCAATGATGGCTACAGGCTTCCAAGGATTTGCTATGGTAGGTCATATTGGAAAATACTGGATCGCTATTGTAAAGGCTCAGAATAAGCGTCCACGGGTTGTTTCAATCGGTGAGAAGGTACAAGCGATGGCAGCGGCTGATGATTTCTTGCGAGAGATCGAAGACAGCAACGCAGCGAACAAATCTAAGCGATGGTTGAACCAAGCGGCGTCTACAAGGCAGAAAGAATTGCTGCGTAAATACGATGTGTCAGTTAGTGAAATGGACTTCTCTTGGACAAAATACAAAGCTGCGTGTTGCTTGGGGTACTATTTTAACAGAGATCCAATTGATAGACTGATTGCAGATAATTGGAAAAAACTTACGGGGAAAGATTATGCGAAGATGTGAAACATTAGATACGGCTAAGGAATATGTAACTAAAGATCGCGCTGCAACGCACGGTGATATGGAGTCAAATTTGACAACCATAGCAAATCTCTGGTCAATTTACTTAGACACCTTGATTAAACCACATGATGTAGGGGCAATGATGGCTATGCTTAAAATCGCTCGTATAAAGTCCAACCCACACAACCCAGATAACTGGATTGATGGATGTGGATATTTGGCGTGTGGAAACGAACTTTGTACAGAGAAAACCTAATGCCTAGATTCGAGCTTCATCTGTTTACAATATCAGAAGGCGATGAGGGAATAAAAAGCTCTGAGTCTAAAGCTATATGCTGGGTAAAAGACAGCAACGATATCGAAGAAATAGAAGACGTTTCTGACAAGGTAATATCTGAAAATATTGAAAACAATCCAGACCTAATTATGTTTGGAACCGCTAGCATAAAGGTCAAAGATCAACTGATAATGACTTTGAGCTTTAGGAATGACAATGTAGACGAAGACAAGATGAACAGAATTTTGGACTTAATAGAAACTGAAGGGGAGACAATACATTGAGTGAGGTAGATACAGCGCCAGAACCCATGAAGGAATTGGCAAACATATTAGGAGTATTTGGGTGGAGTACAAGATTTTCCGATCTTACTGAAGCGCAAGTCCATACCTTAATATTTGGAATTCAAGAATCAAAACGTCTAGCAGCGGAGATCGACATTGGAACACTCGAAGACACCTACTTTAAGTCAACAGGCACTTGGCCCTCTACTTCAATCCCGTTCTAAGACAAACCCGATTTCGGACAAAATAACAGAAGCGGTAGATCAAGCGATTGTTGCAGGGGAAGAGAAGCGGGAGCGCAGAAAGTACATCGGTGCGTCAAGCATCGGTGATGAGTGTTCGCGTAAGGTACAGTACAGATACCTCAACTACCCTATAGACGCTGACAAGGCGTTTAGCGCCCGTACACTGCGTATCTTTCAGTTCGGGCATGAGATTGAGGATTTCGCTGCAAAGTGGCTGAAAGACGCTGGTTTTGATTTGCGTACAGAAGACAAAGACAACAATCAGTTTGGCTTCTCTATTGCTGATGGCGAGATACGCGGACACATAGACGGCGTAATATGCGATGGCCCTGTAGCTATGGGCTACCCCGCGCTGTGGGAATGCAAGTCAGCTAATGACAGCAAGTTTAAAGCGTTTGTACGCCACGGCGTTGAGAAGGCGAACAAGACTTACGCAACTCAATTGGCGCTCTATCAAACCTACATGGATTTGAAAGAAAACCCTGCGTTGTTTACGGTTATAAATAAAAACACCTCAGAAATTTATTATGAGCTAGTGCCTTACAATGCAAAACTAGCTCAAGAGGCGAGTGACCGAGCGGTAAATATCTTGACGGCTGCAAAGGCCAATGACATTCTCCCTCGTGTTGCACAAAATAAAGATTTCTTTTTATGCAAGTTCTGCGAGTTTCGTGAAACATGCTGGAAGGAGTAAAATATGGGACGCGCTTGGGCGGCGGCATCCCATATTTAGTAGTTAGTCTGTGGACAGGGACAAGATAATGAACATTACAGCTTTTGGCAAGACTTCAACGGAAGTAGCAGACAGAATTTCAAGGGAAGTTCCGCGTAGCGTGCAGTTACACGCATTGTTGGAAACTTATCCATCGGGAGTGCAGAGAGGTAAAGAATTCTTCATCGGGTCTTTGCGCGGTGAAGCGGGTAAGTCTTTGAGAATTAACATAGATACAAGCAGCCCTTGGTTTATGACCGGGAAAGACTTCGAGTCGGGTGATGGAATCGGAGGCATCTGCAAGGTATTCAAGGAAGGTCGTGGCTGGTCAATCGCAGAAACCGCTAAATACTTTCAGGATTATCTGCCGAGAGAGTACGTTGCTCCACCTGAAAACATCGTTAAGCCGAACAATCCAATCAACTTCTCGGTTATGTCATCACCAGTAGTGCCACAAGTTCCGCAACAACCCGAACAAAAGCAAACAATCAGCCCCAGCACACCGTTTGAAGAGGAATATCCTTATACAGATGAGGATGGCGTAGTTCTCGTTACAGTTCGTAAGTACTTTGACCGGGACGTAACCGGAGAAATTGTTCGGGATAGCGCCGGGAAGCCAAAGAAGCAGTTCCGGCAGTTCATGAATGGTCGTCAAGGCGTGCCGGAACCCAGACCTTTGTATAATATCCCGAACATATCCGGTGCGAACAAAGTTATCTGGGTCGAGGGAGAAAAATGCGCGAACGCTTTAACTGAGCTAGGCTACGCTGCAACTTGTACCATCGGCGGTGCGGGTATGCTGTCAGAGAACACGGCACATAAGTTCGACTTTACGCAACTTCGCAACAAAGAATTAGTCCTATGGCCTGATAATGACGAAGCTGGCAAGAAGCTCGCTCGCATTGTCGAAGCGCAAGCTAAAGAAGCCGGGGCAAAAAGTACACTGATTTTGCAAATCCCTGCCACAAAAGAAGAGAAGTGGGACGCAGCGGACGCAATTGATGAGGGCTTTGACATTGATAAGTTTGTCAAGTCGCAAGAAAGCAAGATCAAAAAGCCAATATCTCTGCTAGACGAGAGCCTATTAATCGACAAGTATTTCGTTGGTTCCCCACCAGAACAAAAGTTTCTTATAGGAGACACAATACCGCTCGGCGTGCCTACAGTGTTCGCAGCAGCAGGGGATAGTGGCAAAGGCATGATGACACTTGATCTCGCGATGAAGGTTGCATCGGGGGCATCTATGCAAAGCTCGTTCGGTGGCCTCGTAGCAGAGCATGGCGATGTAGTCCTAATTACAGCAGAAGATGATAAGGGTGAGATGCACAGACGTATCTCCCGACTTGATCCACAGAAGTATCGTGAACATTACGATCATAATCTGCGCATCCTACCGCTCCCTAACCTCGGCGGCGTGTTCCCAATCATGCAGAAGTTCGACAACAGCTACCTTATGGGTGCAGAGTTCGAACGCATATATGAGCAAATGCTTGAGCTATCTAACCTAAAACTGATTATCATTGATCCTATGGCATCGTTTGTTCACGCAGATGTGAACGCAGATCCAGCAGCGGGTGCTGCATTCATGGGGCTTCTCGCGCAGATGGCAACCGAAACAGGCGCAACAGTTATGGTTAATCACCACATGGCGAAGATCAAAGATAACGAGCCAGTTAAAACGCCAGAGCAAGCGCGTAATCTTATTCGCGGTACGTCCGCTATCGTTGATGGCGTGCGCTGCGCATTCTCTGTTTGGTCAGTGGACGAAAGCACAGGAAAGCAACGCTGCAAAGACTTGGGCATAGAATATACTCGGAACGGTGTGTTCGATGGAGCGGTCGTTAAATCAAATGGTCCAGCTAATCGGGACATCAGACACTTTATTCGTAACCCGAACACTGGCCTACTTGAGGATCGCTCGGTTGATATTAGATCGCTGGCCCTGTCGCATACGGTTCGTCAGCGTATTGAACACATCGTTGAATTTGTTCGTATGAGAGAAAACGAAGGCCGTGCCGTATCTCCCGGTGGGACACATGATGGCATATACCCAGCTATCCATGAGTCAAACTCAGGTGAGCCGTGCGTAATATACCTGAAAGGCGCAGGCAGAGAGTCA